AACTATTTTTGCTAAAACATCAGAGCTTAATGCTTTTTCTTTTGCTTTTCCCTTGAAATTTCCATAAGTAACCCCTAATTCTTCAAAAAATTTTTCTTTTGCAAAGCCTTTATAATCAGTAAAATAAAGCACTCTCTCTTTAATATTAGTAAAAAAAGTTTCCATAAAATTTGTTTATTAGAAAAAATAGTTTCTATATTTGCAACATCAAAACATCATAACAATGACAAAGGTAATGGAATTTAGCGAAATTGTTCGTATATGCGAACAAAAAAAACAAACAGGAGATATTCAGACTTTATCAAAAATGTTTGGATACACTACGGATGCTATCCGCATGAGGCTCACAAGAAAAGATGAAAGGACTTACAAAGCTCTCTACGAAATCATAGAGCAGAGAGAGAATTTAATAGAAAAATATCAAAGTAAATAGATATGATACAGTTAATCAATTCATTAGAGCAGACAATGAGCAGTTTTGAGATTGCTCAAATTACAGGAAAACAGCATTCTCATATAATGAGAGACATTAGGGAACTCAATAAAGTTTATGAAAAGTTACATCAATCCAAAATTGGACAGATGTTGAAAATCACAGAGTTACCTAATGGAGCAAAGAGAAAAGACCCTTATTTTGAGCTTACCAAAATGCAGACTTGGGATTTACTCACGGGATACAATGCAGAACTAAGGATAAAAGTAAACAGAAGATGGGCAGAACTGGAAGCAAAACAGCAATATAATTTTCCTACTCCCAAAATCTTTAACCAAGTAAAATGTATCCACTACACGGGCTGGCTCTTACAGAATGGTTACTCCATCATGAGCGGACAGGTACGGGCAAGGATAAAGAAATACCCAGAGCAGTTCCGCAAGACAGACAAAGGCTGGTACATGAGCGAGGCAATAGCAGAGTATTTTCTCAACTTCAAGAACCCACAGCAGCGCATCGCCGAAATGCCGAGTGTAAACCCGCAGTTCGTGCTAATGTTCAGCAAAGAAGAATTACAAGAAATGACAAGAAAATAAAGAGATATGAAAAGAATATTAAAAAAACTTCTCGCACCTGTGATACGAGAAGTAGCAGATGAGAGGATTAAGGAGCTTTGTTATTCTCCTTCTCTTTCTCCTCAAGAAGTAAAGAAAGTCGTTGAAAATGCTTTTGAAACTCTTCTCTTAAAGCATCAGAAGTAAATTCGTTAGAGTTTTCTTGCAATTTTTTCAGAGCATCAATATAGGTTTCAAGATAATTACCTTTTTTCAAAATAAGGCTTTCAAGAATATTAACACGAGCTTCAAGATAAATTAATTTTTCGTCCATACAATTTGATTTTTAGTTAGCAACTACAAAGGTATGGATTTCCTCCCGAAAAGCATACACTCTGAGGCAGGTACAGAGCGGGAACAAAATATAAAACAATAGATTATGAAAAATATCATTTGGGCAAAGAGAATGAAAGAATACAGCGGGATATACATTTTTTACTGCATTCATTTTATCATTCTCAGCAGGTGGCACTATCACTGGCACTACCGCACTGACTACAACCCTAGATATTTTCAAGAAGATTAAAACAATTTTAAATACTATTTAAATGGACTTTAAAATAAAAAGCCAATTATTAGAAAACGGCGCACCCAGATTAGTTGATATAGAGATAGAAAACCTTGACCTCTCTAATGATAAAGAGGTAGAAAAGATAATAATGGAGATTAAATCTATGGCTTCGTGCTTAAAGACTGTATCTGCTGTAAAAACAAATGAGAACCTCCGTAATGAGTTCTTTTCTCACCAGTTACAAGGAAAATAACAACGGAGTCGTCTCCTAATATCTGAAAATGTGCAATTTGATAAGCATTAAGGTAAATGTCTTGACCTGCATAATTGATTTTAATAAACATATCACTATAGTTTTTGATTAGATACCACAAATATAGTGATTTATCCCGAAGGGCATACACTGGGGTTCGAGTCCCCAGCGGGAACAAAGAGAGCGGAAATCTCATAAGAAAATAAAATGAACGAAATAACTCCATACGAATACTATAACGATAAGTTGGGCGTCAAGATTAAATTCTTGATTTCTGACGGCAACAAAGATGAACAAAGTCTTTGTGTTATCAAGTCTCGTGCTTTGCGTTGGCGTATGGATTCAGATACATGCAGTGAAAAGAGACTCCGTAGGGCTTCTCTTGGATGTGATGCCTTGATAGAATACAAAAGCCTATCACAGGAGTGGCAGGATATGCTGGCTCTAAAGTTTGACAATCCACCTAAAAAAGTAAAAGAAAGTTTTTTTGCAAAACATTATTTCACAGATGGAGAGGCTTTTAAGTTCTACAATTCCCACCGCTACGGGGAACGAAACGAAAAAAAGCTCACAACGGAGCAGGTGGAACTCTACACTCACAATGCAAGTGTGCTAAATGCCTGTATTTCGGTAAAAAGCGATAGAAAAGGAATGAAAAAGGCATTAAACTCTAAAACTATGGATATTTGGCAGAGTCTAAGCAATGATGTCAATGCCTTCACACAAGTAGCGCATAATCTGCCGACACACAAAGATAGTCTGCGCCGTAAGGTGCTGCAATACCAAAAAGAGGGCTATGCATGTCTAATTCCTGGAACGCTACAGAATGCAAACGCAAGAAAAGTAGTCACAGATGAGCAGACCGCTCTAATAGATGAGCTTTTAGCTAAACATAACAACTTTGATAACGAGATAATCGCAACGATGTATAATGCGGTAGCCGAGCGTATGAGCTGGAAAGCAATAACAGCAGGAACAGTGGCAAACAGAAGAAAAGAAAGAGAGCTTGTCATCTTTGCAGGGCGTAATGGGGTAACAGATTTAAGAAATAAAATCCTAATGCAGAACAAACGCCGCCGACCTTCTGCTCCGCTATTATTCTGGACATTGGACGGCTGGGATGTAGAGCTTCTGTATCAAAAAACAGATAAAAACAGCAAAGGGCATAATGTAACCACATATACTAACAGGGTAAATGCGGTGATAGTATTAGACCCGTTCAATTATTACCCTGTGGGCTATGCTATAGGCACCCACGAAACACCCGAACTGATACAAGAGGCCACCTTGAATGCTTTCCAGCATATAAAGGAACTTTTTGGAGAGTATTACAGACCTTACCAGCTCCAGTCAGACCGATACGGAGGTAAGGAATTAAAGGCAAATTATATAGGAATATGTACGCACTATACCCCTGCAAAAGTGAAAAATGCAAAGGCTAAACCAATAGAGCCGTGGTTTAAAAGGTTCAATGAAAAACATTGTAAACTAGCTCCTAATTGGTCGGGATATGGTGTAACAACAGGAAGTAAAAACCAGCCAAACACAGAGTTTTTGGACAAAATACGCCACACTTTCCCAGATTATAAAGGAGTATGCAGACAGATAGAAGCGATGATAAACGCTGAGAGGAAAGAACTCTTAAAGGATTACCTGGAAGGATTTGATAAAACCCCAAAAGAGCATATCGGATATATGGAAACGGAATACCTTCTTGATGTAATGGGAATGCAGACTAAGAGAACCTGCAAACTAGAGGGACAGGGAATTACTCCTGTAATACTTGGCGAGGAGCGTTGTTACGACAGCTTTGATATTGCTTTCAGAATGCTTCTGCATACTAATTGGCAGGTAAAATACAATCCTTTTGACCTCAGTCAGATATTGGTAGTATCCTCTGATGATAAAAATAAGTTTCTGCTTCAAGAAAAATACATCCAGCCAATGGCACTCTATGACAGAACCGAGGGAGATGCAGAAGAACTACATAAAGTATTCGCATACAACGAACAGGTAGAAGACTACATCATAGAAGAAAGAGCAACCAGCAGCAGAATAGTAAGTAACATGATGCAGGATAACCCAGCGCTAGAAGATACCCTTGCAAAACATTTGCTCACGGATAGTTTGGGACAGCATAAAAACCAAAAATCCAAAGCAAGGCTAAAAACGGCAGAACAAGCTAAAGCAAAAGTAATAGAGATAGAAGCCAATATTAAAGAGAAAAAACAAACATCTTGGCAAGAAGAACAAGATGAATATTTATCAGATAAAGTGGATCTAAACGAATACCTATAAAAACAAAAGATATGGATATAACAGAAAAAAAACAGATTGTAAAAGATACCCTCGTATTTATGCAGGAAAGAGAAATGAATAGTGCAGATATGCACAGGCTGTCGGGAGTTAGTGAGGAGTATTTATCAGAAATGTTTAAACCAAATTCAGAGTTTAAATATAATGCTGGAGCAGGAAACACAGGTGACATCCCAGAAAAATGGTTTAGAATGCTTGCTGATGTTATCAATAAAAGTGCAGAACAGGAACTCTGGAAAACAATACCCACCAGCCAGATGAAGGGAATTATTGCCACACTGGAAGAATCTAAGGAGTTTGGGTATACCAGGGTAATTATTGGAGAGACTGGATGTGGTAAAACCTATTTTGCAGACAAATTTGTCAGCAAAAACCCTAAAGAGAACTTTAAAATCACTGTAGGTTCTATGGACAATATCTCCGACCTTTTGGATAAGATTTTAGATGTCCTCAAACTAAAGCATGGTAAATCTAAATCTAAAAAAATGGGTGATATTATCAAAAACCTAAAAGCCCGAAGGATGAAAGGAGAAAAGCCTGTTTTAATCTTTGATGAGGCTGAATATATGAAGATAGCGACACTCTGCAACATCAAAGAACTACATGACCACTTACACAAATATGTATCTATTAACCTTATAGGGACAGACCAGCTGACAGACAAACTAGAGTCGCTCAAAAAGAAAAATAAAGCAGGCATGCCACAGTTCTACCGAAGAATAAAATTCGGGATAAGAGTTTTAAGCCCTATTGATACATCATTTAAAGGCTTTTTAAATGATATTGAAGATAAAAGTTTAGTCAAGTTCTTACAAAATAATTGTGATAATTACGGAGAACTGCACGATGCTCTGCTTCCTATAAAAAGAGAAAGTATACGAACAGGAGAGCCAATGACAGAAAGATTTGCAAGAAAAGTATTACAACTACCAAACCTATAACATGGAAGAAATTAAATTAAAACAAGCGCTTACTTATGATAATATAAAGAATACTAAACGACACTACATTCCTTTTACAGGAGAATTTAAAGAAGTGTTTTCTACACCACAAGACAAAGGTGTTTGGCTGATTTGGGGGGCATCTGGAAGCGGAAAAAGTAGTTTTGTAATGCAACTTGTTGCAGAATTTGCAAGAACTTATAAAGTCATTTATAACTCATTAGAAGAAGAACCAGATGATGATGATTTCTTTTTAAGAATGGAAAGATGCGGTATAGACTCTGTAAGAGGAAATTTCCATGCTGTAAAAGACAATTATGATGAGCTTGTACAGCGTCTTAGAAAGAAGCAGTCTGCAAAAGTAGTAGTAATAGACTCTGCAACTTATTTCTTCAAAGGACGAAATGCATTTCAAGATTATTTGACATTAGTAAGAAAATTATTCCCTAAAAAAATATTCATCATAACGGCTCATGCAAGAGGAAACAACCCCGAAGACCAATTAGAGTTTGATATAATGCATGATGCTAACATGAAAGTAAGAACAGATGCTTACGGAGCATATAACAAAGGAAGAAAATACGGAAGAAAAAACCCTTATGTTATCTGGGAGGAAAGATACGAAGAATTACAAGGATATCAAAATTAAACAATATGAATAGAGATGATATATTATTAAAGGTCTTGCAGTTTGACAGTCAGTATGAGCGGGTATTTACAGCCTTTGAAAGGATGTATATCCAGCTTGAAAGATCTAAGATTTTGCAGGGCGAAGAGTTTACCCAGCCCGAGAAGCTGGAGAAGAAAATAAATGATGTGTTCATGAGAACACTGCGGATGAAATGGAAACCTTATAACTAATTAAAAACAAATATACAATGGTAATTTACGGAGCAATTAAAAACATCGGAGAGAAAGAGCAGATAAGCGAAACATTCTCCAAAGTAGAAGTAATGCTAGATACATCTACCTACGAACAAGGAACAGGCAAAAAGTATGAGAATGCAGCCAAAGTACAATTTACAAATGATAACATTCAAAAGTTAGCAGATTTCAAACCAGGTCACCGAGTAAAAGTGTCTTTCAGCATCTATGGAAAAGAAGGTGTATCGAAAGACGGTAAACCTTACTTTATTCAAAATCTTAATGCATTTAAAATTGAAAAGATATGACAGAACTATTTGAGCCCAACCTTGAGGAGTTGGAAGTAATGATAAAAGAAATAGAGAGACAAATGGAAGAGGCGGAAAGCCTTGCCGAATGGAAAGAACTACAGCACCAGCTTGAAGGATTACTAGAGAGACAAAAACAATTATTAGAAGAACAAGAAAAATAAAGAGATGATAACACTTATGATTTTATTATTAGCCCACGCTGTTTATATCCTAAAACTGTTTGATATATTCAGAAAGGAAAGCACTCTTTTAATCGCTTTAATAGGGCTTTTGTTGAGTTTTCTTTGTTGGCAGCAGGACATAATGTGGGGAATAGTTACCCTTACTTATACTTCATTCATATCTATTCTATTGATAACCCTTTATTATGATGATATCGATGATTTATAAAATATTAGCAGTTGTAGTGATAGCAATCCTACTCCAGAATTGCAAGACTGCAGACCCTTACAAAAACTTAAAAAAAGAAATTAGAACCAAAAAAATAAAAGATTATGACAGCAATAGACATCACACAACTCACGGATGAGCAGAAAAAGGCTTTACAGAACCAACTAAAAGAGGAGGAAAAAGCCAAGAAAGAGAAAAAAGCCCAAGATTTAAAAGCATTGGAAGACTTGGCTGCAGGAACGGTGCCAACAATGTTTGAACTTCTTAAAAGCGTTTCGGATGATATTACAAAAATAAAGGAGGTCACTTTCCGAACTTTTGAAGATTATTTGAAGCTGAAAATTGAGACAATGGGCATTAAGGCTAAAAACCAGCAAAGCCACACCATTACTCATGGAAAGCAAAGTATCAAGCTGGGCTACCGAATTACAGACGGCTACACCGATGAGGCAGGATATGGTTTGGAAATGGTGCACAAGTTCTTAGGAACATTGGTTAAGGATGAAAACTCTAAAAAATTAGTAGCCTCTATTTACCGCCTTTTACAAAGAAACGGCAAAGGGGATTTGGATAGTAAAAAAGTTTTGGAATTGAGACAAATTGCCGATAGAGATTATCCAGATACGGACTTCCAGAGAGGAGTGGAAATCATCCAGAATGCCTACAAACCGAAACTATCCAAATGGTTTATAGAAGCGTGGGAAGTAGATGGCGTAGGGATGGAAAGAAACCTGCCTTTATCCATGACCAGTGCAGAACTTTCAAAGGATATTGATTTGAGTTTCCTGCTCCCACAAGAATAATTTAAATGACCTTTAAAACTAATTTAAAAATGACAATAGGACAGAAAAGGTGTGGCATAAGAAACAGAGAAATGGAGCCAATGATAGTAGAGACCACAAGGAAGCGTATCGCAGAAATCATAGACGGGCTGGAACAACAGAGAGGCGATAAAAATACTACTCCAGCAAGTGGAGAAAAGCAAAGACTTATTTCCCTTGCGCAGACAAAATTAGAGGAGGCGTGCATGTTTGCTGTAAAAGCAATGTATACTGAGTAATCCTCAAAACCTTTCCGCACAGGCAGGCACCGATGTTCGAGCCATCGGGCGGAGCAAATACAATTTTCAAAGAAATTATATAATGGCAACACTCAAAGCACTAATGACTTCTTTCTCCAAGCAAGGAGTACAGGAGCAACGGGGAGAAATCATCTACAACTTTACCAATGGACGCACTAGCTCTGCGAAAGAGCTTACAGCATCTGAAATAGATGAACTTTATTACGAGCTGAACAAAAGAGCTTCGGTAACATCCCAAGAGCTAGACAAAAAGAGAAAAAGGCTAATCGCAGCTATCTTCGGGGTATTTGAAAAGATGAACAAAAAACCAAGCGTAGAATATGTAAAAGGCATCGCTTGTCGCGCAGCGAAAGAAGATGATTTTAACAAAATCCCTGCCGAGAGGCTGACAAGTCTTTATAATGCTTTTCTAAATACTCAAAAAGACTTGAATTTTACCAAAAGGCTCGCAGACAGTCTTGTAGAAGAAACGATAATTTTAAATTAGGAAATATGGAAGCCGAACTACACACGCCAGAGCTGGAGATATTAGAAAACCTCAACGAAATCACAGGCTCTAAGTTCCGACCGATAAAGAGTAATTTAACCAAAATTAAAGCCCTTTTAAAGGCGGAATTTACCCCGCAGGAAATCGTAGAAGTCATCCAGCTGAAAACCATTCAATGGAAGAACAACCCCGCTATGGCAGGTTACCTCTGCCCAACGACTTTGTTCAGAGAAAGCAATTTTGAAAAGTATTATAATGAAGTTCAACAAGTAAAAGCCAACCCAAAACTATATGGAGAATATTTCAAAAGCATTAACAAAATCCCAACCTCTGCAGCCGACAACGCTGATGACCTTGCAGAGCTATACGGAGAAGAAACAAGCCTTTAATGTGCTGGCAAGAATGGAGCAAAACCTTACCATTCGGCAAAGTCTGGAAGATGCACCGCTTGTGATTTATTCGGGCGAAAAAATAGCTACAATAAAGCAGATTATCAGAGTGATAGAGTTCTTTTTAGAGGTTACAGGAAATAAGCTGGAAACCTACCAAATCCAAGTGTTAGCAGGAGATTTGTACGAGAAATTCAGCCATGAAACTTTTGATGATATTGTTCTCATGTTCAAAATGTCACGAAGAGGGGAATTTGGAAAGGTCTATAAGTTTGATACGATGTTAGTAATGGACTGGGCAGGGCAATATCTGGAACGAAAAACTGATGAAAGAGAGAAACTGGTAAGAAGCAGACCACCCCAAGAGCAGGAAGAGAAAAAGGAAGATGCACCACTAAAATACTTTCATGAACTATCGGAGGAAATGCAGGAGAAATTTGCTAAAATCGGTCAAAACTCCACAAAAATGCCAGTATTCCTACCAAAGAAAGCAACCGAGGAAATGAGCCACGAAAAGCACCGCCGAGAAATTCAAAAAACAATAGAAAAAGAGAATAAACTATGATACGAATAAAAGAAGAACAAGGCATCATCACGATGTATACCAAAGCAGAGATGTCCCAAGCGCAGATTATCAAGTTTCTGCAGTGCCAAGGTTACGATGTTAAGGGTTACTATCTAAACCTTCCTGCACAAGAAGGACTTCTTGTCAGTGAACCTGCTGTCTCACGATGGACATTCACAGCCACGAAAGAGGGCGAAAAACAAAGTGACAAAAACATTTATACTGATGTTTTTGAGCGTGAAATAGAGCATTTTTTCAGAGAATTTTCTAAAACATAACTGTTTTTTTATATTATATTTTATTTTTTGGCCGCCTGCATTTGTAGGCGGTTTTTTTATTCTGATACTCGCTAAAAATCGCCTTGATTTGTATCTTTTTGCGTGGTATTTTTGTAGCATGCCAAGAAATAGGGAAAACTACTTAAAACGAGCAAGATACATTGTAGAAGTCTACAAGAAGCACAAATATGATGATGTGCCGGATACTCGTATAGTTAGGCATATATTCCCTAAATATCATATTTACATCAACTACCGCCAATGGATGAATATTAAAGGTATGGTTATTCCCAGAGAGTCCTCGCAGCAGCTCAGTTTATTTTAAGGAATAATATCTCCCGAAAACTTAAACTCCACTTCTCTATATTCGTCATGGTCAAGGGTATAATCTTCAAATGATGTGCTGAAGGTTAATTTTCTTACCCTCATGCCTATATCATTATTGTTCTGGCTTTGTGCTTGAGTTCTTACTAATGGTGTACACAGTCCCTCGCAGTCCCAGCCTTGCAGGGTAGCAAAAACTTTCTGCTCAATTTCAAAATACTGCAGACCTAAGTCTTTTACATTATCAGGAGCCATTTGGTAGGTCTGAGAGTATGGAGCAAATACAAGAGTTATTTCAATAAAAGAAATACCAAGCTGGGCATTTCCAGACAGGGCAGAGAAAGAGGTAGAGGGAAAATCTACCAGCACAGCAGGAAAGGATACCATAGCCCTATACTCATCAAAGCCAAGCTGACCTATGTTTTGGTCTATAAATCTAATTTCGGGTACATTCTCCATTATTCTTTTTTGGAGGGCTAAAAATAGTGGTTTAAAATAAGTTTCCATTATGATATAATTTTCTTAAGGTCTTTGGTTAATTCTCTTGTGATAGCATTATTCAGCACTGGGCTTGGGCTGTCCTGCGTAGGGATAAATTGTCTTTGTGGGATATTCACTTTACGAGTGTGTGATTTTACTGTTGTTTCTCCTGATTTATAGGTTACAGTTTTCTTTCTCTCCTTACCTTTTTGGGTAAATTTTCCCGTACCTACTTTGGCTTTGCTGTAGCGGTTCCGAGTGTGGGATTTTACGGTTACTTCGCCTTTAAATCCCTCATTATGAACTTTGGCATAAGGCATAGGGTTAATGATAGTTACCTGCCCAGTCTGCGTGGTGTAATAGGTAGCGCTTCTAAGGGTTCCTGTTTTTACAAGAGTAGTTCCCTTGCTGGGTTTCCATTTCTTAAAAGTGGTTCCCTGGAAACCTTGTGCTCTAAAATTACCATTGATAAACCGCAGAGTGATGTTTCCCGCCATATTGGGAAATTCCAGCGTGGCATAACGCTCTACTTCAAGGGCTTTATTTTGCAGTTTTTTTACAAATTCTTCTGGTGTCATTTTAATTTTAAGTCTATTTTGATTTTAATGATTTAATATAAATAACTTTTGTAATTAGTATCCCTAATTTTTCCTTTTTCCCAAACATCAAAAGTGAAGTGGTTGTTTATATTTATTCCATGAAAATTATCACTCCCAATATCAAACATATTGAAGTCTATGGCAAAACTTCCTGACAGCCCCCAATGTTCTTTAGAATGAGAAATAAAACCACCTAAATATTTCCAATACCAGTATAAGTTTTCTCCATGTTGGCTCATAGTTCTCTTTCCCAAAGGTTTATTAAAGCTACATAAATATGTTGCTTTCAATTCGTGGTAAATTCGGTAAAAAAACAAATAGATGCTATCATTGGTTCCGTAGGTTTCATGTGCCCAAGTTTTTTCTTTCGCAGGGAGTTTTACAAATGGCGGATTAGTAAAAACCACTAATTTTTTCTCATCTATATAAGACTGCAGTTTATCTTTAACTCTCCAAATTTCATCATTAAGAAAATCAAAACGATAGGCGTCAAGCCCTTTCTCTCTCATAATATGAACATCTTCATACTCTAATGTGGTTGCCATTTTTCGGCAGTTCCTCGGAAGACTTTCAAGTAAAGCACCCTCACCTCCTGCAGGGTCATAGAAAAAATATTCTTCCAATGGTTCAGGTAGTACTTTTTTCATATATTCTACAGCCAAATCTGCCCATACTTTTGGAGTATAAAACGCTCCTGTCTTGGCTTTTTGTTCCTTTGTTAGTTGCATGTTAAAATTATTTTGTATATTTGCAGTGTTAGGACGACTCGGATAGGCCTAAACAGTCTTGACCGACATCATCCCCTAACAGAAAGCAGTATCCCTGAAATACTGCTTTTTTTAGTTTCTATATAGCAATACTCCTTTTCTACTTTTATCCAGTTCTCCCTCATGTTTTGCATCTATTTGATACATGGTAACAGCCTCTAATTTATCATCTACCACCAGTTTTATTGTTCCTTGTTCATAGTGTTTTAGATAAGTCCGAGTGTTCTTTTTTTCTGGATTAAGCCATACTTCATCTGGAGTGGTTAAGATGTTTCGGGTTTCTGTTGCATATTCAAAGCGTTTGTCTTCTTCTTTTTTTAGAATGTGGTCTTTGAAAAAATTTATTTTATATTTATTCTTTCCCTCCCCGCTGCTTAACAGGATTTCCTGTCCGAGTACATCTTTTATCACAAAATCATCGGTTCCCTCTCTTTTGGGCTGGGCTTTCCACCAGTCTAAATATTCCTGCTTGGTTGTCGGCTGATATTCAGGAAGCATATCGGCTCTTATTTTGCCAATATCAGATAGTCCGTACTGTTCCCAGCTTAGATTGGTTATTTTACCTTTGGCATTCTGGAAATACGGATGATTGTCTTTAAAAATCACTTTGGACATCCCTACATTATTGTCAAATGGGGTATGTTTTAGATGGTCTTTCATCATCTTTCCTGCCTCTATGGCGGTCATTTTCTTTTCCGACATGGATGCTTTCCCTGGTACTACGGTACACCTACAGTTCCAGCCGTTAGGCGGATAAATTCTTCTCCATACTACATCACTCTTTGGAGCAGTGAACTTATCCAGGGCTTCGTGTTCTGGTCTTACTCTATCGTCTCCTACGGTGGAATATTCCAAATATTCAGTGTCTAGAGCTTCCCACTTATGCGCCATCACGGCAGAGTAATAGGCGTGGTCATGCTCTACCCGAAGGTAGGTCTCGTTAAAGATTTCTCCGGTGTCGGCAATTTTCTTTTTAAATGCTCCATAGTCTAATATTCCACCTTTTTCCTCTTCTATCATCATATCCCTGTAATACTTCATTTCAGTAAAGGATTTAGCAGCAGAAAAGGCATAAATATTTCTTTGGAGGTATTCTACCAGCACAGCCGTTTTATCTCCATAAGTAAGATTTTCTCCTAAACTCTTACGCACTCCATTCATAAGAATTTCAGCTGTTTTTAGGTGCAGGTCGGCATTTACTTCGGAGGCTGATTTATCTAGTATTTTTTTAGTGATTTCATCATAGATGGCCTCCCAGTCTTCCCGCTTTTCATCGCTAAGGTCTGGGAGATTTCCTCCGCAATGTTCGCAAGTATGGGCATAAAGGTCGTTAATCTGCCCGACTAATGTCGGGCGTGGACGAAAAAATCTGCTAAAGATTCAAATATTTTGCTGTACCAATTGTACTCTGAAAGGTCAGTTAATTTCTTTTTTTTACCCTCTTTACCCTCTTTATCCTCTTTGTCTTCATTGTTTTTTTCTTCATCATTCTGAGGTGTCAGATAAGCGACAGGGTTCTGTCTCTCCTGCATTTCTTTTTTCAGCTCGTTGTAGTTTTCGGGCTTTGGAATACCGTATGTTTCATACCAATAATCATCGGATACGGGCACTTTTTCAGATACTCTCATATCAATTTCAAGCCGAGATTTAAGTTTGTCTAAATTCAGCTCCAGTTCGTATTTAAAATATCCGCCCTCTACATCGTAACCATAGGATTTAAGGATAGAAATAAACTTGTCGCTATTAAGGTGGTTTTCTACTAAAATAAGGTCGGAAGCAATGATTTCGTCCTGCTGTTCTCCATGTTCCTTAGACTGCGCATAACCACTACTTTTACTAGATGATGTGGTTTCAGTATTCCCCAAAATAGCCACTGCCATTTCCTCATTGCAGGCATCTTTGAAACTCTTTTGAAGTTCTCCGCTTCCATTGGAGGCTTTGCCGTCTTTCATTTCAAAAGTAGCCTGTTTAGGTAGCATAATTGCTAGGGAGCTTCCACTCTCAGTAAGTATTTTTTTAAGCTCATTTTTTGTTGCGGTATCGTAGGCATCATAGTACATAACTCTTACAGGCTGTCCAAAGATTTCTACATACTGCGCCCAATCGCCGAAGTTTCCACGCTTGTAGATACCATACATGGAACAAGCCAAGAATAAGCCTAAGTTATTCTTTCTGCCGATAATCCACACAAAAGGAAGTTCTTCTACTTTAAAGTCGTCAGTTCCTAAGCCATATTGGGTTTTGCTAATACTTCCTTTTTCTGGTCTAATGTGTTTTCGGGGGATTTCATCAAAGGCTAATTTTTCGCCTATTTTGAACTCTATTCCCGAAACTCCCCAAAATTCTGAATTAACAATCTGAGTGATGATTTCTCGTCCCGCTTCGGACTTCATCAGTTTGGTTATTTCTTCGTTTTCCTTTTTGTTTCGGTCATAGAATTTAAGTTTTTTATTTAAAACTGAGTTAATTCGTTTTGCCGTTATTCCCTGTAGAAATCCGTCAAGACTTAATATATCATGGTATAAATCATAAAGTTTCGCCCTATTAGGAAAGCTGATGCTCTCAGCAGATAATACAGCATTTTTAAGGCTTTGTATATCCTTTCGCTGTCTGTCGGGAGATACCAATGTTAAGTCATTGATAATGTATTTAGGTGTTGTATTATTTTTGCTCATAATTTTATTTTAAAATCGGTTAGTTCTTTTTAAAGTAGAATCCCAGAAGGTGTCTTGTTCCTGCTTACTTTCATCTTGTGGTGTAGCAGGGTCGTCCTTTTTATATGGCCATGCAGGATTGATGGTGCCGTTTTTTATATTGGTCAGCCATCCTGGGGTATGTTCATCTCCGATAAACATTTCCCAGTCTTCTCGGAGCAGTTCTACACTGACACCTGGATTTGCTTTTCTTACCAGCCAGTAAGAAGCAATGATTTTAATCGTTTTCTTTAAAAATTCATCCTGCACGGTAGGGCTGTCGTTTTCTGTCCCGAAAAGCGCTTTAAGGTCGTATTTAAACAAATAGGCCTTAACAAAGTCTTCTGCGGCTTTAATATGCGATATGACTTCATCTCTGTTTCTTCTGGTGATTTCATCTATTACTTCCTGGTATAGGTCAGTGGTTAATTCTTCTGGTTGTACTAACATTTTAAATTCAATTTAAAAGGGTTTTAAATTCTGTGAGGACTTGACTTTCTCGGGATAAGTTCTACAGCTCCCGTTGCCTGCTCTACTCTCTTATTATCAATAATGGTAATGGCTCCTTCTACCATATCGGGACCATCAAGCAGTTTGGCTTTAGCATTTGCGTTTTTAAATTGAGCTTTAAGCCTCTGCATATGCGGGTTATCCTTTTCTTTAATGTTAAATGTCAATCGCTCCAGCCTTACCAGTGGTTCTAATTTTCCTTCTATCCTTGCCCATTTTTCAGGCTTTTTTCGTTCATCTGGGCGGATAGGCAGAGCAATATTCAGCTCCATGGATTTTTTATAAATCATTGGCAGAATTACCTGCTCGTAGAAAGGATTTTGAAGCGTATTGTTTTCAATGTAAATGTAAATCGGCTCTACACCTGCATTTTTACAGATAAGATAAGCTTCAAAGAGATAATCTACAAAACTGGCATTACTCATCTGATTAACCCAAGCCTTATGCACGCTGTATTCCATTCCTTTATTAGCAATGATACCTACTGCTTTAGATGATGACTTTTTACTCTCCGAGTTGGAAGTTGCAGGGTCTGCATAAATCACAACATAATCACAGTGCTTCAAGTTGAAAGGTGCTTTATCTACGATATTTTTAAATGCCTTTCCACCATCCATTGGATTATTATAATATTCCTTCTGCATGGATTCATAGGATATGGTAGAAAGTACCCTATCTATATTCTCCTCTGTATTCTTTTGTGGCCAAGTAGATTTGCCGTTTTCATCACGCACATTAACCACTTCCCAAGAGTCCGCCTTGGCGCCCATCTCAGTAATACAGCAGTAATCCGCAATAATATTCCCACAGGCGATAATAAGCAGAGGATTAGAGAGGGAACGGGTCGGAATAAGTGCCTGCTCTATCCATTTTACCCTTTGCTCTATAATCTCCGAATTACGGCAGTCGTCATCAGTATCTATATCATCAATCAGGATTACATCGGGGCGGATTTCATTATTTCGGGTTCCCCTTGGCGACTGTCCTGCACCAATAGCACGAAAAGCAACACCCTTACGGGTAGTAAATTCTCCTGATTCCCAAGAACCTATTTTCTTCTGTGTTCCGTAATCATTGATGATTCGGTTGTTACGCTCTAAATTAACCATGTAAGGCATGAGCAGACGGTTGGCATTGTCAAAAGAATTAGAGACAAGCAGTACATTTCTTTTTTTGCCAGTAAGGCAGAGTTTCATTACCTCCATCATGGTACGCCCTGATTTGGAAAGCTCCCGAGCCCATGAACGCACTAGGTAATACTCGGGATTTTTCATTACTTTTCTTGTAGACTTCAAATGAAAATCCGCGGGTTCGTTTTTGTAGAATATGGTAAAATAATACTTGAACCACTCCTCATCGTTTTCTTCCAGCCGTTTAATCCGCTTGAGTTTTTCAGCGGGGCTTTCATTAAGGTCTATCGGGGTGGCATTGTCTATATTATCCCCAAATTCTTTCCATTCAGAGAGCCATTCTCTGTCTGTCTTTTTTTTCTTAGCCATTCTTCAAGCGTTCGTTAATGTATTCATCAAAATAGTTCTTAAATACCTTTGCATCCTCCAAACTGACCTTTTGAATAAAGGTAATGAGCTGTTTTCCGGTCTCTACAATTTCTCCAAGTCCAATTTCTACCTCTAAGCTCTTGATATTAGCAGTAGTCTTAGACATAATATCAGCTTCCGCACTGGTGGGAATAAACTTCGGAGGCCTCCTTATAGGATTCCCTTTATCATCATAAATTGGCGGTCGCAAGGCAATATCTGTATTGACTGCTTCCAGCTGGTTATACCAATGGGTAAGCTGAGCCTCTCTAGTAGTTAATAGAGCTTTTCTAAGTTTATCCCAACTGTCTTCCCTGCACCATTTACCGATGGTCTTTTCCGATACATTAACCCGTTCCGCTACCTCCTTTAAAGTAATCCGTTCATTAACATAAAGCAGTCGGGCGTGCTCTCTCTGTTCATGTTTTTTTGCTGCCATAATACACTATTTCAAGGAGCAAAATTCTTTCAAAAAACGGCTTTTTAAAAAAAGTTGTGCAGTGATTACGCTCTTATTTTCAATAGGTTAAATCTTTCAAGAGATTTGCAACAACATTTAGAAACTACAAGAAAGATGAGCGGAAAAGCAAGCGAAAAATTCAAGAAGATAGATAAGGAGTTCTGTATTACAGATAATTCAGTAAATGTATATGGATACAGATGCCTCACTGAGGGGCTTCTGTTAGATGAAGTAAAGAAAAACCCTATTGGATTTTTGATGCACAATAGAGAGAAAGGCGTTGTTGTTCGTTGGGAAGATTTTAGGACAATAGAAGACAAAGTGTTTGCTAAGCCTGTAGTCAATCTTTCCCACCCTGATGGGCAGAACATTGCCGACCAGATAGAGGGAGGGTTTTTAAATGCAGCATCAGTGGGTAGAATTGTGGTACTGGATGCCAGTAGCAGCGAAGAATTAAAACTCCAAGACCAAACTGGTCCAACCATCACAAAATGGTTTCCAAGAGAAATCAGCCTTGTAGATATTCCTGGCAACTACAATGCCCTTGCCAGCCTTTATGACAAGGATAACAACGAACTGAATCTCGCAGATTTTAATATAAATTTTTATAAGATGAATAAAACAGGATTAACATCAGCGGTAATCCTTACCGCTCTGAATTTAAGTGACAAGTCCGAAGAACCCGAAGTATTGAAAGCAATACAGGATTTAATGGACAAGGCAGAGAAAGTGCCTGGTCTTGAGAAAGAACTGGCAGACAAAAACTCCCAGCTGGAGGAATTGAGGAAAGAAGGGCTAAAAAAAGAAGTGGAAGACCTTATCAGTAAAGGAAAAGAAGACAAAAAACTGACCAATGAAATGGCAGAAAAACTTTCTGAAAAGTATGCGTCCGACCCAAAAGGCCTTAAGGATTTGATAGACACCATGCCTGCGCAGGTATCGGTAGTAGAAACGCTTAATAATAATGAAGATTTAGGCGATTTAAAAGGTAAAACTTGGGATGAATTATTTAGAGAGGGTAAACTTCAAGAGCTTAAAGAAAAGCATCCAGACCTTTATGACAAAATGAAAAACGAAAAATTTCCTAACCTAAAAGAAGATTAAAAAAATGGCAAGACAAAATGCAAAAGTTCCACAGGAGTTTTGGAGTTCCTACATTGTGGAGAAATTAAGAAAAGACAACCCACATATCAATTTGTGTTATGATGAATCACAATTTGTAAAAGGCGGTGCTGTAGTGTATATCCCACAAGCAGGAACAAGTCCTGGTGTGGTTAAAAACAGAGACACTTTCCCAGCAACGGTAAGTAAGAGAAAAGATTCAGCAATATTGTATGCTTTGGATGATTTCTCAACAAATCCGACTCATATGCCTTGGGCAGAAGGAATGGAAATCTCCTATGATAAAATGGACAGTGTACTTAGAGACCATGTTGCAACTTTATCAGAAGCTGTTGGAGATGAAATGATATATAACTGGGTAAGAGGGTTTAAACCGACTACAAGTGGAGGTACAACAGCAGAATTTTTACCAGTGTCAAGACAGATTGCTACTTCGGGAGCTGCGACAGCTGTAAATCCAGATGACGGGCAGACAGGAACAAGAAAAGCTTTGCATTATAAGGATTTGCAAAAAGCACAAGCTAAGATGAACAAAGATGGGGTACCTAAATTAAACAGATACGCTATGCTGGAGAGTAATATGCTCCAAGAGTTCATAGATTCTCTTTCTTCTAATCAAATGGCAGCTTTCCAAGCTTCTGCGGATTTGAAAAATGGAGTTGTGGGAACCTTTGCAGGATTTACTATCCTTGAAAGAAGTTCTGTGTTAGCCTTTAATGCAACAACAAATGAACCTATTGTTCCAGGTCAAGCCCTTTCAGGAACAGATAACCTTGGATGCTTATTGTGGCAAAAGGACTGTGTTACTAAAGCAGAGGGAGATATTGAATTATTCCAGGAATTGGGAAATCCAATCTATTATGGAGACATCTACTCAGGTATCGTAAAGATGGGAGGTAGATGCCGTAGAGAGGACTGGAAAGGTGTATTAGCAATCGTTCAAAAAGCGTAAAATGAGAGAAATAAAGTATTTAGCCGTGCATTGTACGGCAACGCCCCAGACGACATCTGTGGAGAGTATTCAGAAGTATTGGAAAACTCAGTTAGGCTGGAAAATGCCCGGCTATCACTTTATTATAAAACCTAATGGAGAGGTAGTCCAGCTCTTGGATATAGAAAAAGTGTCTAATGGAGTCAAGGGATTTAATTCGGTTAGTATTAACATCTCCTACATTGGAGGTGTGGATGCCCAAAACAAACCTATTGACAACAGAACGGAAGCTCAGAAAAAGGCACTGCTTGATTTGCTTAAAAAACTCAAAAAGCAGTTTCCAAAGGCGATTATTCAAGGTCACAGGGATTTTCCAGAGGTAAAAAAAGCTTGCCCAAGTTTTAATGCAAAAACAGAATACAAACACTTATAATTTACAGCAATGAGAAATGCATATTTAAAAATCATATCTATCTGTTTAGCTTTGGTTTTTGCGGTTTCCTGCGGAAGCAGGAAGCCTGCAGAACCGCT